CTTCTTGGGGACGATAATCTTGCTGGTTTTCATGTCGATCTCCTTAGACGACTAATACCGTGATATTCCCGACTTCGCACTGGATATTTGTCAAGGGGTTCCCCACCGGGAGCCAGCCGAACAGGGAAGTCGAACCGGGTCGCCCGGTGTCCGGGCGCGGATCGAGCAGCGACTGCGGGTCGTTGACCTTCAACCGCCCGAGTTGAAGCTGGGGGTTGTCAACGTCCAAACATGCCGAGCAAACCAAAAGGCCATTCGGGCGCTGATCATAAATTTCCATCCGAAGCTGATTCAACTTGAACGCGAAGCCGCAACGGTCACAGAGCCCCAAGGCCCAAGGAGGACGCACGCTGCTCTGGGTTGTGCCGCCAGACGAAGGCATCAGTTCCAGCCCACCCGATAGCTCGATCCGCGTGGCACGATTTTCAGCGTTGCTTTTTCTCTATCTTCCTCCGAAGCCGCTGCCCACGCCTCGGCGTATTCAGCCTTGAGGGTCTGGACAAGATCCGGGTCATCACGCCGCTTCTTCTGCGCGATGTAGTAAGCGAGCCCCGCCACGAACACCGGCAGGAAACGGAACGGGAAGTCGCCCGTGTTGGTGAACGCCCCGGCGTCCTCGATCCGACGCAGGACCCAATAGACCAGCGTGTAGGGGCCGCCCGTTCCAGGCAGTGGCCAGATGTGCGCCGTGATGCCGCCGGTCAGCCGCTGATAGAACACTTCGACCGGCCGCCCGGTGATGCCGGGGTTGGTGCGCGTCGCCTGCGTGCTCACGGACACGCGGGTCATGTTGTAGCGGTTCAGGCCGGGGCTCGTCTGCCCCGGTGGCAACTGCACGACCTGCTCGAGCACGTCCACGATGTCTGCGCCAAGCAGGTACTCCGACACACCGTAGGTAAGAAGCTGCGTGCGCTCTTCGTAGGTCCAAAGGTTGAGGCCCCTGTTGCTCCACTCTTGCATCATCAGATTGATGCTGCGGCGCGCGGTCCGCATGTCATAGCCTGAACGGCTCTCGAGGCCGCAGCGCTCGAAAGCCTCCTCTATGGATTCCACCACGTTAAGCTGGAATGACGTAGTTCCGGAGGTTGTGATCCTCGCCTCCTCTTAGCCGCGCGCCACCAAAACATACCACACGAAAATGCTCAATGCACCCACCCGTTGAAGCGCCGTGCTCGTGCCGCAGCACGAGGTCTATGGCGTCGGGCGTCACGCTGCGCCTACGGCTTGCATGTAGACAAGCAGCGCTGCGTACAGGGCCGCCGTTTCCGGGGCGCTAAGCGATCCGCCAAAGTGCCCCGCAGCCACCTCCCCCAAGAACACCGCCGCCAGCGCCCCCGCCTGGTTGATGCCCAGGATGAAAAGCGGCAGGTCGGTGATGGCATCCGTCGCAGACGTATCGGACGTCACACCGACGCCATTGCGGTAGCCCTGCGAGGCAGCCGCCCCAGATCTATTGGCCACAAAATGACCGGTCCCATCAAGAGAGGCGACGGTTTGGCTTCCGTTTCGGTTGACGGCAAAGTGGGTCTGGTCCCCGGTTAGACGGGGAATGACCATCGAACTTCTCGAACTGAACGATTGCCGGCCACCAATAGGGATACCAGCCAGCATGCCGGCAGTTCGGCTCCAAACGCCGAGGTGCGCGGCATTGGCTGTGAACAAGCCTGCGGCGGTAGATGGGTTGAACGTTGTGTCCAGATAGCGCGTGAGGGCGCCAGTGTACCCACGATCAGCCGCGAATACAGGCGTGTTAACAACCGTGAGGTTGTAGGCGTCCGCCACCCAATTCCGGGTTGCCGCCTGCTCGTCGTAGTTTGCGAGAACGTACAGACTGTCAAGCTTTGCCCACACGCCCGCAGTGACCAGCGACCCGATCAGCGCATTCATCAACACCGCACGGGCGTAAGTCGGCGGAGTCGTCATGCGGGCGAACAACGCCTGCGTTTCTGGCAGGAAAACTGTCGCCGCGCGCAGGTTCGTGCCAGCCAAGTTACTGACTGGCCACGCCGCCAACGATGCGCTTGGGCCTGCAAAAGGAAGCGGCATGCTGGGTCACATGCCGTTGGCGTAGGTCGCCGTGGCTGTCGTGCCCGACACCGCCACGTTCGTAATCGAATACGGGAACACCGAATAACCTATGGCTACCGGAATGATGTGCGACTGCCCGTTCAGAAACGTCACATTGACGTTTCCCGCCACGGTGCAATTGACGATGAACACGCGCCCCTGCGGGGCTGCAGTACCCGGCGTAATAACCGCTACGCCGCGAATTGGAAGGTTGTCGCCCGACATCGAGATCTCCTGGTGAAGGAAGCGGGAGCCGAAGCTCCCGCTTGCCGATTACGCGTTGGCCGGGGTGAGCAGGCCCGACAGGGTGATCGCGCCGGAGACGTAGTTCTCGAAGGCGCCGAGGCCCGTCGTTGCCGTGAACAGCAGCGGCGAGGACGCATCGAGCGTCAAGCAGTAGTTGTTGTTGATCAGGCCCGTCGACGTGGTGCCGCTCAGGTTAACCAGCGCACCCGTCGTGGTCGCGGTGTTCTTGCGATAAGTGCGGTTGTAGGCGATCGAGGCGTTGGTGAGAACGCCGGCCGTGACGGTAACGCCGCTGGCCGCGTCGGTCGTCGCGGCAAGGTTTGCGTAGTTGCCCGAGAAGGTCAGGCGGTCGATGTCGTTGGCCGTCAGCACGAAACTGTTCACCGAGGTCGTGCCGAGGCCGTACCAGGAGTTGTTGGTGACAGTCAGTCGATCCGCGGTATTAGCCGCGCCCGTGCAGTTGATGATGTTGAGGAAGTTGAGCACGCCACTGGCGTCGGTGAACGAGCAGCTGTCCAGAGTGAAGCCCGTCGCCGTGACCGTGTACGCCCGAGCGATCGACAGGAAGTTTCCGATATGCCGGATGTTCTGGACGGTAACGTTGGCGGCGCTGACCGGGATGGCCGCGGTGTTCGCGGTGGTGAAGTTGAACACCGGACGCTGGGACCCGGTACCGAGACCGATGATCGCCACGTTGGCGACGTTGAGCAGAAGCGCCGTGGCGGACGAGATCGTCACCGTCGAACCCTGCATGAGATAGATCGTCGCGTAGGCGCCGGATGGCACCTGCGTCAACGCGTAAGTCAGGGTCTGGAACGGCGCGTTCGGACCGATGCCCGAGCCAGCGTCCACGCCATTGACGGTGTCGACGAAAAGGACGGTGCCGGTGAGAGGGGCGCCATTAATCGGCGTGCCATATACCGGCAAACCGAAACTCGACACGCCATTCGGAAAGTTCGTGAGGCCCATAGCCTTGATCTCCATGGGGCGCGCTGCAGCCGGAGTAGCCGAGGATTGGGTACCTCACAGGGCGCCGATAGACGATTGGTACGCTGTTATGCCGGAAAAGAAAAGGCCCGCCGGTAAGGGCGGGCCAAAGTGTTGCGCAGGTCAGGGAGGAGGGAAAACCTGCGCACTTCCATCTGCCGATCCAGAACGGGGGAGAACTGGAAGAGCACGCGGAGGATGCTACGGAGTTTGCGGTTCGTCAAGCCCGGCAGCTATGTCGTTGTTCGCGGTACCGGTCTGCAGCTGGGTCTCAAGGATGCGGGTCGCGCGCATCCGATCCATGGGCGGGTCTTTTAGATACGCTATAGCAGCCAACAAACTGGTCTCGCTATCTTCAAATAAGCCGAGTGCTCGGTTGCATTTCAAGCAGAGCAGCCCGCGCACTTTGCCGTTTGGTTTATGCTCGTGGTCTACCGCCAACGACAGAACTCGCTCCCACAACACCGCAGTTTCTTCGCGTCCACAAATAGCGCATTGGTGATTTTGAAATCTGGATAACTCCTGAACTTCCTCCAGCTTTAACCCTGCGAAGCGGCGGCGTAGTTCGCGTCGTTTGTACGCTTCGGGTTTTATCGCGCGATGGATACGAGAAGAGCGCGCTTGATAATCTTGATCGGATTCCCCCGGTTCGCGGGTAACTAACGGCAACTCCCATCGAAAATTACTCGGGCCAATAGGTTTGGACCTATCCGGACGGACCAATCGATGCTTGTCTGAAGGCTGTTCGCCAACATCTGCGGCAAACCGAAGAAAGTCGGTCTGCCATTCGGGGGCACATTTGACCTGCCCTTTATGACTATGCAGGTAGTTCCATTGTTCTGCTAATGGGTGCTTGTTGATCTGCCCCCAACTATCGGGACGTGTCTGATTTGTGTGCCCATGTTTACGCATCCGTTGCGAATGCTTCTGGCACAACCCGTGGCTGACTGCACGGTTATTGCAGCCCTCCTCGGTGCATAGGGTAAACGTCCCTTTGCGAACGTAATCGGTGGTTCCGTTCCGTTGTAAGCGGCTATAACAAGTACCGCATAGCCCTTTCGACGCAATACGTCGTTCGCGTCCGCATACGGTGCAAACCCCTAATTTATAAGCCAAAAGGCCGTCTCCTTTTTATAAGAGACGGCCTTTATATGCTTTTGTATGGTTCGTGTCTAGTGGCTATTACGCCCCTGGACTTCCCCATATAGCCAAATAGTCACTGAATCCGAAGCTGTAGCGCTCGCGCTGGCGATACCGAATATTTCCGGTATCGAAGTCTCCATCGCTACTTTCGGAGACCGGAACACGGTTGAAATATTTGGCTCCTTCCGGAACGTCTGTCATCAGGAACCACGCGTCGCTATCGCTCAAGTAGTGGTTCACGGCAAAACCTTCCGGGACTGCGCTAATAGCCCGGAGAGCGTTTATGTCGTTGTTAGCCGTGCCGGTCTGAAGCTGCGTTTCCAGAATACGCGTGGCGATATAGATCGATTCCTTGGGAACGATCATCTTACGCACGCGGGCCTGGATCAGCTTACCCCGATCATCCGTCCATCCAGAAATCTGAATGGTCGCATTCTCAAGGCTGGTCTCGTTAAGATCAACCGCCACAGACGGACGGTTCGAAATGACGGGGCCCGCGACCTGCGGATGCGAGGTCGAGAAAAGCGGCACGCCATCACCGACCGTGTACCCGCCAGAAGCCACGGCTGTGAACCCCGTATTGAATGGGATAACCGCCTTGATTTCCTTGGTGTTGCGCATCGCGCGACCAAGTTCCTGCGAATACCGAGTAGCGAGACTGTCGTAAAGATTGTCTTCGAAAGCTTCTTCGGTGAGAGCAAACCCCATGGAGATCGTCTCCATGACGTAAGTCGCCGTGTAACCTTCCTGCGCGGTATCAAACAGCGTGGCGGCACCTTCCTGCTTAACCGGCGCAGACTGGAAACCCGTCACCTTCTGATCCTGCTCGAAAGAGCGATCCGAAGAATACTCGGTGTAGATATCGGCATATTCGAACGGGTAGCGATCGTAGTTCATGCCGAAGATGGAATTGAGGCCCGGAAGAAGCTCACGAAGGAGCTGGGCACGAGAAATTGCGGTCATGTCAGTGCTCCTTTACACGCCAAGCTTCGTGAGGATCTGCTGGGTGTTGTTAAACACCACGAGGCAGTCGGTGTACGCATCGCCCGACGCATTGGTCGGGGACTCGACCAGTCCGACGACGCGAAGCGGGAGCGTGTCGGTGGTATCGAGCGTCGCTGCGTTGAGAGCGTTGCGGCTCTTGCCGAGGGCAGACGTGCCCGCCGTCTGGACGATAGCGGCGTTCTTACCGATGTCGGCCCAGGTGACGGGACCGTTGGCCTGAATCTGGAACACGCCCCAGGGGAACGTCGAGACGTAACCCATCGGGAAGTTTGGGTAGGTCGTGTAGCCCGTCGTGGTCGATGCCGGCCAGAAACCCTGCGGCTGGAAGTAGCCGAGGCTGGGCGAGATGAACTTGCAGCCGAGGAACACGCCGTAGGGCGTGAGCGTCGAGGTGCCGGTGTCCTTCTCGAGGTAGTTGTTCGAGCCGAGCTTGACCACGTCGCCGAAATAGATGGCGGTGGTGTAGCCGTCGAGGATGGGGACCTGTTCGAATCCCTGGGAATTGTACTGCGCGCCCTGGTTCTCGACCGGGATCATGCCGTACGGATTTGCCGTGCTGGACATTGTTGTCTCCGAGAAAGTTGCCGCTTAACCACGACCGCCACGATCCGAGAAAGTAGCACGCGCTCGCGCGTCCTTGAATTTCTTCACGATCTGATCGTTGTCTCGCATGTAGTGCTCTTCTGCGGAATTGAGCCCGGCGATGGACCGTTCGTAATAATACGCGTTTCGCTGATCGGCCATTTCCTGCGGCATCTTGCACAAGATCAATCCGCCATGTTCCACGAGACCTGTCTTGGGGGCACCTGCCCACTCGCCGAGGATTTCGGGGTAGTCTTCGGCGCGAACTGGCTCCCAGCCCCCGCGAAGACGCATGTTGAAGTTAGTCTTGTCTTCGACGCCTCTCGATGAATGACGCACCCACCGGAAAGTGTACCCGTCTTGCGGATCGGGGTCCGGCAGAAGCGAAGGCGGCTTATACGACGTCCGACGCTCGGTTTTTTCCCGCGTTTCAAGAGACCGCGGCGTCCGGGCAGGCTCTTCCTTTTCGAGGTCAGCCCACGGGTCGAAATCGGTCTCGGTATTCATGCGCCATTCCTCGATTGCTGACGACGGACCTGCTCGGCCATCTTCTCCAGCGGGATCTTGTGTTTTGTGGCGAAATCGACCTGAAACTGTGTCAGGGCGACTTGACCGTCTCGCAGCTTCGGGGCGGCCATTCCGCCATCGCGGGCGC